CGGTCTGCCACACCGGGAGGAACCGGTACGGCATGGGCAGATGCATCTTGACGACGTCCATCGAGCGCATGTAGACCACCATGCGGCGGGTGCCGCCGGTGCCGGCCGTCTCGAGCCCACGGACCGAACGGATCAGCAGGGGCTGCCCGGTCTCCTGGGTGTAGATGTTGTTGCGCCGGATGTAGTCGAGGATCGTGGTGTCCGACGTGGTCGAGCGCGGCATGCTCGAGATGTGATCATACCGCGACTTCGGCAGGAGGATTGTGTTGGCGACCTCGATCTCGAGCGTGGCGACCGAGATGCCGGTGATGGCCTGGTTCACGTCGGCGATGATCTGATCGGCCGTCGCCGCGAGCCAGCTGCCGGCGGTGGAGACGATGACGCCGACGTTCGGGTTGTTGATCAGCCCCTTGAACCCGACGACGTTGTCACCGTACAGCGCGCGCTGGTCGATGAACTGCTCGGCCGCCCGACGGGCGACGATGCCTTTCTCGCTGGTCAGATTGATCCCGAGCTTCTGGGCACGGGCCAGCTCCTCGAGATTGTACCGGTAGCCGATCGAGGCCATCTTGACCGGCGTCTCGAACTGCTGCTGGTTGATCTCGGCCAGCGGGACATCCTTCGCGCCGGCGGCGAACCACTCGGCCTGACCGACACCGTCGATCGACAGATAAGTCACCGTCGGCGTCCAGGCATCGGCGGACGTGTCGACCGGGATCAGGTCGGGGTACCGAATGGTCGGGTACTTGACCTTGTAGATCTCCGGCTCGAGGTAGGTGGCCTGCTGCCGCAGGTATGAGAGTGCCTGCTGGACAGCATCCTGGGTGTAATTGAACATGGTGTTTGGCTCTCCTTACTTCAGCCGGATGCGCACGAGCTGACCGTCACTGGCCGCCGTGTCGAACTCCGCGGCCGGGATGAGCGTCGAGCCGCCCGCGGCCGTGGTGGTGTACTTGCCGGACGCGGCGACGAAATAGACATCGTCACCCGGCACGACGGTGGCGCCGGCGGTCACCCAGATGGTGCCCATGGTGAGGACGGCCATCTCATCGCCGGGCTCGAACACATCACCGTTGCCCGACGCATGGACCAGCGTGGTGTCACGGATCGCGATGCCCCGGAAGGCACCCGCCGCCGAGGCCGCAGCCGTGATCGTCCAGGTGTCGCCGACGGCGAAGTTGACGGTGCCATCCGCGAGGGTGAAGTTCACGGGCCCATTGAACTCGGCACCCACCGTCCCCGCACCGGCGTAGCTGCCCGGACCGGTGACGGAGAACTTCGTGGTGTCGGCAAGGATCGTGACGACATAGGCGCCCGCGGTGGCGCCGAAGTCCACGAACGGCAGAGACGGCGTCAGCACACCGTTGCCGACGTTGGTCCCGCCGATGGCAGTCGTGCCATCGATGGAGCCCGTGGTCATCGACTTGCCCTGGTCCTCGGTCGTCCCGGCGCCGACGCAGGCACCGAAGGCGATGTTGCCGTCCTCGGCGATCAGGGTGATCGCGTTCCACGTCTCCATGTTGCCGACCATGCCGAGCGTGGCACGGATGTTGTTCTCGATGTAGTACGGCTGGATACCGGCCATGATTACTCGACCTCCTTCGGATCGACGGTCAGGTGGGCGGTGCGCAGCGACTCGCAGTAGTCGGCGAAAGCGTTGCTCTCGCCGTCATTCAGCGGGGTCTTGCGCTCCTTGAGCGCCTCCCTCACCGGGTCGGTCGGCGACTTGGCCGGCTTCCCATCGATGATGTCGAAGGCGACGGTGAAGTAGGAGTCGTCCTTGCCGGCGACCTTCTCATCGCCGAGGACCTTGGTCACCGTCTCCTTGCGGATGACGGCGTTGGACTTGCCCTTCGGCTCGTAGGAGTCGCCGAACACGCCCTTGGCCTTGGTGATGACCGACACGCGATCGGCCACACGGGCGTCGAGCGCATCTTCGGTCTGTGCCGCCATCAGCACGTCGATCTCGGCCTGCTTGGCCGTGAGCGCCGCCTTGTGGTCGGTGGTTGCGGTACCCAGCGCGGTCTGCGAGGTCGCCAAATCGGTGACGGCCTTCGACAGATCACGCTGGAGCTTGGCGATGACGATCTCGGCGTCATCGTTCACCTTCACGGGAACGCCGTCGATCGTGATCGTCTTGAGGATGATATCCGTCACCTCGTGACCTCCACAGGAACATGATGCCTTCACGCTGTCACTGATCCGACAGCTACCGCCGCATCGCCCGGCATCAACAATGGCGATGTGGTTCCCGCGGATGTTCCGCTGGATGGCGTCATAGGCCTCACCTTGAGGAGTCGTCCCCGACTTCCACTCAAGGTCGGCCAGGTATCCGTTGCTGATCTCTTCCTTGCCATCCTCGATCGCCTTGATCGCCTTGGCATTGGTCACCAGCAGAGTCGTCACGAGATGATCGCCGTCACGGGTCACTGACTCACCCGATGTGCCGACGGAGTACTTTTCGGCATTGGTCGAGTCGACGGTGACCGGCGGGTGGTCATTGGTGACGGGCTTCATCGAGAACGAGGCCATGCTCTCGGGCTTGAACACCTCTTCCTCGGGGCGCCACACTCGGGTCAGTGCCTGCACCTTCCCGTCGGCATCCTTGAGGCCACGGTATTCCTGAACACCCGTGCGAGCGATGCGCGCAGTCACCCTCAAGTACCCCTCGGGGGTCTTGACGCGGCCGGTGATGGTTGCCCGATCGAAGATCATCAGTCGTCTCCCAAATCGAGGTATGCCTGAGCGTGACACCCACAGTTGATCTCGCTGCCCGGGGGTCCACCGGCGGGCGGGTGGTCCCAATCGTACTTCTTGCCATTACGGGCGGCATGCTCCGGACGGTAGTGCACCTTGCCTGACTTGATCCATATGTACTCGTCAAGACCAGCTTCCTGTTGACGGGCACGCTCGAGCGACGCGCCGAGCTTGGTCGTCTGGTCACGCGCAATCGTGATCGCCCGCGTCTGACTGATACCGAGGGACTTCTGCAGATCCTGGGCCAGCTTGAGCCTCGGCGTCTGTTGCTGCACCGCTTGCCAAACTGACACCTCAACCCGCTTGTACATATCCTCATTGAGACTACGGATTAGACTGGCGTTGCTGTTCACCGAGGCATTGAGCTGGTTCAGCACATCCTCGCGCACCGTGAACACCGACACGTCAACGCCGGCTGTGGACGCCACAGTCGACTCCCAACCAGTGCGTGACATCTCTTCCATCGCATTGGCCCAAGCCTCAACGTCCGCGCTCAGCGGTAGCACAACACGGTAGACACCATCGGCGCTCGCCGAGATGGCTAGCGACAGGGAGTCGGTCTCATCATCACGAGACAGCGCGAGAAATGAAGCGTAGGCGGGCAGGATCGTCTCGCGAATGGCCTTCGACCATGCGATGTTGACCTTCTGGTAGATACGAAGCAGCCGCTGCTCGAACGTCGCCGGCACCATAATCGGCGCAAACTTAAAGATGCGCTGACGGGTGCCGGTCCGACGGATGAGCGAGGCCAGATCGTATTTCACTCCTTGACCTCCTCGAACTTCTCGATGCCGAGCTTGATTGGTCCGCGGTACGGTTCGATCTTCGACAAATCGATGCCGTCTCGGTTCTTGGAGACGGTGATGTGCGGCTGGTAGTCGTAGTCGGACTCACAGCCCGCGCGCAGCAAGTCCATGTGGCGCCACGACAGTCGGTTGTTGGCGAAGGTGATCACGACTGAGTTGTCACCGAAGAACTCCGTGTCGCGCGGCCCGCCCGGCGCGATGTCAAAGTGACCGTCCTTCTCTTCCCACAGGTCGCTGCCGGCCTTCATCCAGTCAACGGGCGTGCGCGAGAACATGATGGTGACGTGCAGGTCATCGGCGATATCCTTGATCCCCTGCTTGCGCGCCCAGGCGATGATCTCCGCGGAGTTCTCAACCTCACGAGACACGTAGAGCGTCTTCGGCGCGGCATCGGTGATCGCCGGATCCTCGGGGTTCTTCTCGCCGGCCAGCGGGGCGGCAACAGTCGGCACAGGATCCTCGTTGATGCCGAACTCCTTGATCGCCGCCTCGATGCCCGGATAGGTGTTGTCCTCGATCAGTTGGTTCGTGACGATTGCCTGGAACACCTCCGGCAGGAAGACGTTGGTCTTCTGGTAGATTTGCGAGGTCTCTGCCTTCACCTTGGCGATCGCCGCCTTCTCGGTTTCGCTGAGTTCCCAGAGCGGAGCCCATTCATAGTAGATCGATTTCGCCCGACTGCCCGTCGAGCTGCGAATGATCAGCTCATCCAGGTTGGTCATCGCCGGTGAGATGACCAGTTTCTGGCGCGACGACAGCATGTCGTAATAGTTACGGGTGTCACTCTCACCGGTTGCATTCATGCCGGACGGCGACTGACCGAGCAGCCGGGTGATCGGAATGTCGGCAGCGCCCGACGCGATCTGCAAAAACAGCTGAACCACCTGTGGCATCGCGGAGAAGTTGATCTCCTTGCGACCGAACTCCTCGCCGTCGCCCATGAGCACCATGTTGAACATGGATTTCATCATGTTGGCGTGCGCGAAGCGATCGGTGACGCGGGAGGTCCCCTCCTCGGTGCTCAGCAACTTCGACAATCCAGGCACCGAGATGATGTCGATCTTCAGTTCGTGCAACGCCGCCGCCACAGCCTGGCTGCTCATCGCCGCGTTCTTCAGCGCGAGGTTGACCGACTGCAGGATCGACAGCCCCCAACCCTGGTGATCGCCGCGCATGGGATCGATCGGCGGGTCGCCGATGAAGCGCACGATGCGCGACGGGTGGATTTCGATGGCACCGCTGCGCGGTGTCGCCGTCGCGATCTGGTATGAGGTCGGCTCACCGTAGTTCACGAGCAGCGGATCGCGTTCGATGTCAGTCGGCTTCAGGTCGATCCGGCGCATGATATGCAGGTATTTGAGGCCGTCGAGGCCGATCGACTCAATGTCAAGCGGCGAGGCAACGTCGGCGTCACCGGTACCGAGGAACAGCGCGGCGCCTCCGTCGAGACGGGCCAGCTGCATCGCTCGCATAACCTTCTGCTGCACCATCAGCCGCTTCTCAGTCGCCTCGATCTTCTCGATCTGGGGTCCGCTGGCCTGCCACCGACGCCATTTCTTGGTCGAGTCCTCAGCTGGGATGTTGATCAGTTTCTTGGTCAGCCAGTCGAAGTCATAGGCGTTCTCGATCTCATCCTGAAGGACGGGAGAGAACATCCACTTGTCATGCGACGCCTTGTCCTTGCCGGTGTGTAGTCCCGACATCAGGTTCTGCAGTGTATCGACCCAGCTGAACATGCCCATTATCGTACCACCCTGGTCATTCCGTATTGCTCTTCACCGAAGAAGAGCCACGAGACACCCCAGATGGCGGCATCGCCACGGTCGGGGGATCGGCTGCCCTGATAACCCGAGCGATCGAACAGCAACAGCTGCTCCTCAAGCTCGCTGAAGTGACCGGCCAGTCGCAGACGCTTCTTCTCGCTCAGCGCGGCGACGGGCTGAGCGCGCACATGCTTCCCGCGTGAGGCGGTGACGATCTCCACAGGCACGTTGTTGTCTTCCTGGCGGATCGTGCTGCCGACCATCGCACCGCCGAAGTTACGCTCAGCAACGATCGCATCGGCCTCCCAGCGATAGTACGCCATCACCGCGATGCGCGCCCAACGCTCGGGCGAGTAGCGGCCGGACAAATCTTCGAGGATGTACGCCCGATCCTGTGCATCCTTGCCACAAACGACGATGCCGATCTCATCGGACCGTTCGTCCTCCTCACCTTCGCAGCCGGACGGATCGACGGCGACGCAGATGCTGACCAAAGTCGGCAGTTCGTTGGGCGACACCCGGTTGTCGAGCAGTTCGTAGGTCCACAAGGCGTGTGCCAGCTGCTCGGCGTACTCGCCCTTCTCATATCGGATGCGATCACGCTCGGGCATGTCGGCGAAGTCGTCTTCGTAGCCCTCGCCGATGTTGTCGAGATTGTCGATCGGGTTCATCTGCATCGTATCGTAGGCGTCCGGGTGCACCAGCGCGATGCCCGAGGTCGGCTCGATGTGACGGAACCAGAGTTTGTAGGACCAGTGGCCCTTGCCGGGCGGGTTGCAGTCGTAATACGCCTTCAGCTTCAATCCCGATCGCTGGGCGAGTCGGGTGATCGCGGTGTTTCGCGCGCTGTAGCTGATTTGCGAGATTTCGTTGAGCCAGATCGTGCTGTGCTCTTGGCCGAGGATTTTCTCGGTGCGTTGCTTGTCGTCAAGGCCCCCGAAAAGGATACGACTCCCGTTCGGCAGTCCCATGAACCAGTCACTCTTGTTGATCTCATACGAGACCTCCGGGAAGCACAGCTTCATGATCTTCGGCATCGTATCGTTGATGACCGAGTCCTTGAGGTGGTTGAACCGATACCGGAGAATGCAGTGCGTCGATCCCGGCGCCTTGATGGCGCGAATGATCGTGCTGTGGCCTAGAACGAAAGTTTTGCCTGAACGGGAGCCACCGCGAAGAAGGATATGTCGGGCTTTTGACCCGAGGAGTCGTCGCGCCAGTACCTGTTTCGGGGTAAACTTGAAGTTCATTGCCACCACCAAATGATGGTGAACCTACGGCAAAGGGCGATGGGCAGTCAATTCAAGAAGTGGGGAAAATCCTTGAATACTGGTGGCAAACTAGTGGCATTTACTCACAATTCCTGGTCGTCTTTACTCAAGACCACCCGAATAACACCACCGCTGCCCTGGGCGTTGTCGCGGTATTTGTGTGGGCGGCGTCCCTTCAACAGGAACATCATCAGGCTGTCACTGCCGCCTTTCGCGCGCCTCATGCAAATGTCCTCGAGGCCATCGGTGCCTTCTTCCACAGCCTCCTCCCACTCCTCGCGGAACGCATCATCGTCCTCCTTCCATCGCATGAATGACGACGGCGAGATGTCGAGGGCACGAGCTGACTTGCTGGGGGAGTATCCCTTGCGCAGGTACTTGAGGAAGTTCTCGCGGTTTCGTTTGGTGCGGATTGTGTGTTGACCGAATGCCATGTCTGCCACCAATGGGAAAGGAGTGGCAATGATACGATCGCGGGTGAAATACCGTCAACTCGATGCAGATTTAGCTGTTGAGAGTATGGCTTTATCCGTATAGAGTAAAGATGAAAGGAGCGAGGAATGATCACACTCAAACACCTGGCCCGTGAGTTCGACCTCGACCCCTTCAAGCTACGTCGAATGCTGCGGGCCGAATACGGCACCACCGAAACGAGGAGATGGAGATGGCAAGAGGGCGACGTGGAACTGACCAAGGTCAGGACATGGCTGAAAGACACGGTGGGCTTGAGCCCCCTTATCCAAGCAGCCCAAGCAGGCCACCGAGGTTCTGCATCTACTTGAAGTACAAGGATCGTTCGGCATCAATCCCCGTCTACGCCACCTATGCCGCCAAGAAGACGATCGAGTACATCCTTCGCGGCGATGAGTTCAAGTGGACCGCCGTCGACCAGATCACCACAGCTGGCGAGCTGGTCATCACCGCTGTGGGAATGTCTGGTCGCACCGCGCTCGAGGCGATCATGGAGTACGAGTATCGCCGCGGCGAGGACGACTGGCAACTCAGCGACAGTGACTGTCGCAAGTTCGACTACTTCCTCGCCGCCGAACGTCAAGAAGCCGCCGAGCCCACAGCAGTGACTGAGAAGCGTGCGCCGCGCGAGAAAGTCGAGCGTGCACCGAAGCCCAGTCGTGACGGTCTCGTGAGCGTCGGCGACATCGCTGCCGAGCTCGACATCGAGCCGCGTGAGGCACGCGGGATCTTGCGCTCGCTCAAGTTACCCAAACCCGATGTGGGCTGGGCCTGGCCTGCCGCCGAAGCGGCACAGGTAAAAGCGCAGATCGCCAAGGAGATGATCGCATGACAATACCCCTGCCCATTGCGGCCATGGTGTTTGCCGGCATCATCGTCGCAATCTCCTGGCTGTTCATCCTCACGAGAAGTCACGTATCTCTGAGCGAGGAGCACGGCCGACTACTCACCCGGCACTGGGCTCACCAGAAGCGCATCGAGAAGCTCGAGCGTCGGCAGCTACCCGTCGAACGACTCATGGGAGAACTGCTGTCATGACGCCGAAGGACCTCATCAAGCGACTGCGCGAGATCGACAAGGTGACCGTGAAGAAAAACGGCACAGCTGATGTTGAGTTCGCCGTCGGCCCCGCTGTGTCATTCCGGTTGCTCGAAGATCACATCAAGGAGCACGCCGTCTGGCCGCCGCGCCGGCACATGCGCGACGCGCCGCAGCGAAGTAATCCCCGAGACGTCGAGTACATCCTCGCTTGGATACCGAACCAGGCGGGCATGACCAACCCGGCCAGCGCGTTCTCGGTGTGCTGGTGGGAACCGAACATCGATGGCGGCTGCTGGTGCAGCGACTCCGGCGAAAACGTGAAACCCGCGATGTGGTGGCCCCTGCCCCCGATCGCAGCAATCCTGAAGGAGATCAATGATGCAGTTGGACGCTGAGAAGGTCGAGACTGTCGGCCGGGAGCTCGTCAATGTTGTCGGCGATGTGCTGGCCAAGCACTACGGCGACGAGATGCCCGGCGAGCACTTCGCCATCACCATGGGTGTTACTGTCGGTGCCCTCATGATGGCGTTCGACATGTCGAAGCCTGGCACCACCGCCCTCATCCGCGATCAATTTGTCCAAACACTGGATAACATGATCGCCGGCAAGTTTTTCGATGGAGAACCGACATGAAACAGCTCAGTTTCCTCATCACGCTCGGTGTTCCCCGCGGGATCACGACATCACAGGTGCGAGATTACATCCGGAACGAGATCAACGCCGGCAGGTTCTTCAAGAGACCAGACGGCGTCGAATGGCGCCAGCTCGGCGACTGCACGGTCAAGCCGTGGTTCCCGGCACAGCCGGTGCCCGACTCGCTCGAGGAGGTCGTCAGGCGAGCGGTGAGCGAGGGCATCGCTGCGGCATATCCGCCCAAGTCATATTTGCCGACGACGGTGACCAATCGACCCGAGGTGGCGGTGCATCTGACGACACCCGACGACGACATGTCGAGGTGGATGCAGCGCATGTTCCCCGACCCAAGGATCGACCCGGAGACCGGCGATATCACCTCGGCGGTGTTCGTGCAGCATCGCCCGCGCAGCGTGTTCCCCAATTGCTCGTCCTGTGGTCAGGATCATCACCCGAGTTACGAGTGCGCCGAGCCCCCCGACGACGATCCCGCCTGAAGGAGCGAACTTGTCCTGTGACCTCATTGGATGCAGGACGGTAAAGAAAGCAATAAAACAAGATAGAATATCCATTGCGGGCGTTGGTGGTGTGGCCTATATTCAATCCATCAACAACGGAGAACATCATGTCCACCACCAACGAACTGCTCGCCCGCCTGAACGTCCTGCGCACCGACAACAACAAGGCCCCGCTCAAGGCGTGGAAGGAGTCCCGCGCCAAACTCGAACTCGCCATCGCCGCGTTCGACACCGTTGTTGTCGGGAACCTCGAGGCCCCGCTGCCGCCGCGTGACTTCGAGGCCTCCGAGGCCGAACTCGCCGCCCAGGCCGATCGCGCCAAGATCGTCGCCGCCAAGACTGCCACTCCGCTCGCTGACGGGACTCACCCCGACTACGTCGAGCCCAAGGCGCCGAAAAAGGCGAAGGTGACCAAGGATGTCAAGTTCAACGATGACCGCAAGGTCAAGCAGGGCGAGGTGTGGCTCACCGAACTGTGCACCAAGCACAACCTGCACCCGAAGGTCGCCCGCGCCAAGCTGCGCCGCCTGTACGCCGGCGACACGAAGAACCTGCCGACGCTGATGGGCCGCTGGTCCTGGGCGACGAAGGACACCGACGCGATCGTCAAGCTCCTCAAGCGCAAGTGACCCAATCAACCCGTACGGGGGACTGAGCATGGCCAACAGAAACACGCGAAAAGTCAGCATGGACAATCGCAAACAAGTCAAAGATGCACTGCACCGGCTGTGCGCCGCGGCCCCCCGTCCTGGCCTATTCTGCAATTATTTCTCAGCGTCTAGGGTGGCTGAGGCCGCCGGGGTAAGCGACGCGACGGCCCGGAAGTACCTGACTGAGCTGAGCCAGTGTCTGGGCTATCGCCGATCGCGTATCCATGGCACCTGGGGCTATCGCTACGATGAGAAGATCTAGCACTTCGGGGGCCGACATGACGACATTCACCACAGCAGCCGCCGTCGCGCGATACGCGCTCGCGGGCAAGGCCGTGATATCGCTCCGGTCGAAGAAGACGGGAAACCATTTGACATTCCTCATCGAGCGTAATCGGCAGAACGCGCTGCGCTGGTGGGTGTCAGTCAAGGGAGTCGACACGCGCTACCGCTACCTCGGCATGCTCGAGGATCAGCTCGAGTTGATGCACAGTCGCACTGGCATCGCGACGCGGTACGCGCTGCTCCTGACCGGCAAGTCGGCGGCCTACCGCCCGTCGCTGACGGTGAACGCCTTCGACTACTTCATCAAGCATGTGCTCGGCGATGACGTGATACCCGCCGACCTCGAGGTCAGGCACGAGGGTCACTGCGGACGCTGTGGGCGCGGCCTCACCGATCCCGCCTCGATCGACATAGGCATCGGGCCTGAGTGTCAACGCAAGATGGGTATCAGCTGACATGCACAATCCGCATTGCTCGATCTTGAAAGGAGGTGGTACAATTAACTGACGGCCAGCATAGCCGTACCGTTGTTGACAAATCCCACTGCCGATCCGCATTTCTCTTGCGGGTCGGCTTTTTTTCTGGTAGATTGTGAAGGTCAACACGAAGGAACAACGTCATGCACATCTACCGCGTCAAAATCATCACCCTCGACACCGCTGTTGTCTTCGACTACGTCGAGCGTGCCCGTGACGAGGCAGAGGCTATCCTCGCTGTTGCCACTCGTCGTCTCGGCATGTCGCGCTATCGCATCATGAAGGTTCGCTGATAAATCCCACTGCGATCTGCATTTTTCTCCTGCGGGTCGCTTCATTCTCTGGTAGACTATGAATGTCAACACGGAGAACACGTCATGCACACCTTCACCGCCAACGTCCGCCACGAACTCACAGGTCGCGAATACGTCCACACCTTCGCCGGCAAGTTCGCCTCCTCCCGCGACGTTCGCTTCTGGGCTCGTCGCTGCCACCTCACCATCATCTCCTGGGTGCTGTGATGTCCGATCACACCGCGCTCGTCATCGTCACCATCATCACCATCGTTCTGACCGGGCTGCTCGCCCTTGGCTTCTGGAGCTGATCATGGACAATGTCAAGGACAAAATCCGCAAGTTGCTCGCGATGGGCCAGTCGCCCAATGAGAACGAGGCCGCCGTTGCCATGAGCAAGGCCGCCGAATTGATGATGCGGCACAACCTGACCGAGAACGATGTCAGCGAACGTCTGGTCGGGTACGGGCGGGAGATCGACACCGAGGAGAAGCGCTACCGGCAGATCATCGGGACCGCTATCGGCGAGATGTTCTCCACCATCGCCATCTTCCGAACCCGTGAGCAGAAAATGTTCACCTTCGTTGGGCGCGAGTCGAACGTGGCGGCGTCGGAGGACATGTACCACTTCATCGTTGACCAGCTCGAGGCATCGTACAAGCAGTTCCTGCCCAAGGGCATGTCGAAGGCCGAGCGCGCGGATTATCGCCGGACGTTCAAATGGTCGATGGCGGTGCGTATCGCGCACCGGATCATCGCGATCAGCGAAGAAATCGCCTCCGGCACGACGCAGGCCGGCGCAAACGCGCTCGTGATCGTCGCGAAGAAGGAGCAGCTGCAGGCCGAGGCAAAAGCGTTCATCGGACCGATGAAGGAAGAAGCACGTACCATCACGCAGAAGCCCGGGCGCGGAACGTTCGAAGGGATGATGGCGGGCGACACGGTGCAACTGCAAAAAACCGTCAAGTAGGTGGGATTTCCGTTGACCGGCATCCACACTGTGATAGAGTGTGGATGTCAACAACGAAGGAAACACCGACATGTCCCCCATCCTCTACTTCGTCACCCAATTCACTATCCCATCCGCCGAACGCGACACCTTCGATGTGATGCGCAAGGCGAGTGAACTCGCCGGCGAGCACAACCGCCCCGGCCTCGGTCAGAAGTTCGATTACGTCGATCTCGACAACGGCGACCAGATCGTCATCGTCCAGAACACCGTATGGAAGTGATCATGACTCGCATTCACACCCACCGCCTGATCAACGAAGTGACCCGCCAGGTCCTTTCTCGTTTCACTTCCCTGAGCCAGGCGGAGGCTCACATCGCCGACATTGCGCTCACCGTCGCGGGCATCAAGGGATGGACCATGTCACGCGATGGCGACGATCCGCGCTTCACGCTCACCGACAATCTGGGGAATGTCAACGTCTATCTGCTCGAGGAGGTCAAGTAAATGTGGATCGTGTATTGCACCCTCGCACCGACCGGTCATACCGTCGGCAATTACTTCGCCCGCGTCTGGACGAAGCAACAGGCGCACGATCGCTGCCGCCACTGGGCCGGCGCTCTACCTGACCTCGAGGTGGTCGATCACATCGACTACACCGAGATCACCGATCGCAAGAATTGGTGTTTCCTCATCCAACACGTCTGAGAAAAATCCCGGGCTCGTGCAGGAATTGACCTGCACGAGTCTCGGCGGTGTGGTATCTTGTGAAGGTCAACAACGGAGATGACCATGCCTATCTTCTTCCTCTACCGTAACCGCGAGCTCGTGCCGACCGACTCGGCGCGCGCACGTGACCTCGATGCCGCGCTCGATCAGTTCCCGCACGACGGGGCGGAGCACATCAACGAGAACAGTCTGTACTTCTCGCGCGGCCGGGACGAGTTCCTCCTGTGCGCCCAGGGCACGATGCCCATCTGGACGTAAATCCTCACCGAGCTGGCGATTTCCCTTGCGGGAGTCGCCATGCTCTGGTAGAGTATGAATGTCAACAACGTCAACACGGAGAAACCAAATGTCCCACGCTGTCGAGACCATGGCCTACACGAACGAGACCCCCTGGCACGGCCTCGGGTTCCGCATCGACCAGGCCCCCACCGTCAAGGGCATGCTCAGGGCCGCCAAGATCGACTGGAAGGTCGAGAAGGCGCCGCTGTTCACCGAGAACACCAACGGCGAAATCGACCAGAACGTCGAGGGCTTCTACGGCCTGCGCCGCACCAGCGACAACAAGGTGCTCGACGTGGTCGGGTCCCGGTACACGCCGATCCAGAACGAGGAGGCCTTCGAATTCTTCACCGAGTTCGTCGAGGCGGGTCAGGCGACCATGGAGACCGCGGGCTCGCTGCGCGGAGGTCGCATGGTCTGGGGCCTCGCCAATCTCAACCAGTCGTTCACCCTCAAGGGCGACGACAAGGTGAACGGGTTCCTGCTGATGGCGGTGCCCCACGAACAGGGCAAGGCCGCCTGCGCCAAATTCACCACAGTTCGCGTCGTCTGCCAGAACACTATCTCGCTCGCCCTGCGCCGCGACCTGAAAGGCGGGACGACGGAGTACCGCATCCACCACCGCAAGGTGTTCGACGCCGCCGCTGTCGAGCAGGCCAAGATCGCACTGGGGATCGCGCGCGATCAGATGGGACAGTTCGAGACCACTGCCAAGTTGCTCAAGCGCAAGTCGATGCGCCGCGAGGACATCATCGAGGTGCTGGCCCCGACGTTCCAGTCGCAGACCAAGGTCGCCGACCTGCTCTCCGGCAAGGAGGAACTGTCCACCCGGATGAACACCCTGCTCGACATCAACGAGAAGGCCCCGGGAGCTGACCCGACCACAGCATGGGGCGTGCTGAACGCCGTCACCTACTACGCCGACCACATCGCGTCGCGCACCACCGACAAGCGCCTCACCAACGCCTGGTTCGGCAAGACCGCGAACCAGAAGGAAGAAATCCTTAAGGTTCTGATCGCCGCGTGATACAATGCGGGCGCTGTGGGAATACCTGCAGCGCCCATCATTTTACCCATTGCGGGTTGACTCGATCCGTACTACAATGCTCAAGATGAAAAGTGAGGAGTCCGAGCTATGTATGTGGTGTTGGTTACCTATCAATACAGCCTGAGATTTCACGATGGCACCGGCTGGGAAGATAATCCCCAGCCCAAAGTCACCGTCGGTGTGATCGTGCCGCACGACAGTCGGGAATGGGTCGGCGTCGCGGTGCATCACTGCGCCACAGGCCGTGACTCCTTCAAGCTCATCGGGAAACCGGTCGTGCGCCTCGTGGCCGGCCGCTATGAGGAGGCCAGGTAGTGTTCAAGTCGATCACCGATTGGTTCGTGCGCGCGATCACGCCGCAGGAACCCCCGCTTGTGCTGACGCTGGACGAGGAGACCGCGCTGAGGCAAATCCTCGCCAAGGGTCGTATCGATCCCGAGGAGCACAATCGCCTCGCCGATTTGGTCGGCATGCCCCGTCGGCCGTACATGACGCTGCAAGGGCCGAAGGTCAACATGACTCAGCAGGCCGATGGCGGTTTCTCACTGCACGTCGATGGCAAGACGCTCATCTGGTTCGAACTGCCCTACGAGGGCATGTTCACTCCGCAGTTCGTGCTGTCCCGCCTCAGTAACTTCACCCTCAAAGACATCGATGATGTCAACAAGTGAGGAACGCAAGGAGAGAGTTGAGGTGGTTCTCAAGACTCTCCGGGAGAGGGGGTGGGATGACACAACGGTCGAGGTCGTCCGCCCTGTGGTCGAGCAGCTCGTCAGGGATGCCGCCGGCAAAACCGACCAGGAACTGCTCGGTCGCCTCATGATGCCCGGTACCCGGAACGAGCGTCGCCTTCTCAAGAAGAGGATGAAGAAGTGAAACGCGCCATCATCATGGTGCCACAGTTGACCGGCCTGCGGACCATCATCGTCGAGGACATCGGCAAGGCGTTCGCCTGGTTCGCCAAACCCGCTGTTGACAGGATCGATTGACAGGCGTAGGATCGCGCTGTCTGACGTCTCGGTTCCAAATCGAGGAGGCGATCATGACGACGGGGCTGTAATGGTCTCACCTTCGTTGTTGACGTTGCTGCGCCCGGTGTGTCCCCTCGCACCGGGCGTAGTGGCATGTGCCGCAGCAGGCACCAAAAAGCCCCGCACCGTGATGATGCGGGGCCCTCTGGTCAGACGCCGCCGATCACCAGTTGGTGGTCAGGAACGCCTTCAGCTCGTCGCCGACGAACGCCTCGTCATCGTCGGTCGCCGGGCCGACGGTGATGCGCACCGCCGCATCGGTCGCGTCATCGGTGGTGCGGTTGGTCGCGTGCAGGTAGGTTTCGGCGACGCCGCCCTGGTTGGTGTTGTAGGACAGGAACTTCGTCCAACTGTCTTCGCCGCTCGACTCGATGAGCACGTTGAAAATCACGTCATTCATGTTCAGCTCCTATGTTGCGAACATCCCGACCCTAACGCCACAGGTCGCTGATGTCAACCTGCATTCTGATCCTGACAACGGCCGTATCGGGTGATATCGTGTGGCAGCATCGAGGAGGACGCTGATGCCGTGGAAAATGGGGTACCGTCCCCAACGAGTGCGCTGCTGGCGTTGCAATGGCCCGATACCCGAGGGCGGGATCGGCCGACACTATCGTAGGTACTGCTCGATCGAGTGCCGCGACGCCATACCCGACGAGCCGACCGTGTTCGAGAGCGTGCGGGATGAGGTGATCGACCTCGATTGGGACGACTGGAACCCATCCTGAAAAATCCCATATCGTCAGTGGGATTTCCATTGCGGGTTAGTGGCGTCTGTTCTATATTGATGGTGTTGAAACACTCTCACAAGGAACCGACGCCATGACCGACCACCTGACCTACACCGCCAACAACTCGGGCCGCACCGTCACTCTGTTGAACGCGACCAAGTCGGCGATCACCTTCCGCTACGATGTCTCGGGCAACGAGCACACTGTCCCGCGCACGCAGTTCTTCGCGAACTTCACCAAGGCGCAGTGAAATTCCACCGCCGACCCGTATTCTCTTTGACAGAGTGCGGGTCGAGTGGTATCATATGAAGGTCAACAAGGAGACTGTCATGTCGCTGCTCACGAAATACACCGGCACCCCGACTGCCCGCCGCGTCCTCGACCAGGAACGCATCGTCGGGCGTCGTGCCCCCTATCACGTCTACTACAAGTCCGCCGCCGGCAAAACCTGCGTCGATCCCGTCTATGAGGTCGACTCGGTCGAGGCTGCCGAGGAGAAGCTCATGAAGATAGCGTCTGAGCTTCGCTACTTCGTGCGCGTCATCGGCACTGTCATTCCGGAAGGTCCGCTGTCATGAACACCCCCACCTTCAAGAAGCATAAGCGCGAAACCGGTCTGTCGTCCGTCGCGCACCCCAACCCGGACACCGACATCAAGACACCTGCGGGCATCGTCGGCACTATTCTCGCCCCGAGCGCGTTCGCCGGCAATGGTCGCTGGCGCATCATGCTCCGTATCGCCAAGGAAGCCACCCCCGACGATCCCTGCGAGTGGCGAAACGCCCTGCTCAAGCGCGATCACGAAAGCGAACCCGATGCTCGTGAATTTCTCAGGGAAAAGTGGGACCTGATCACGGGCCTCTACACCCTGTCGCCAACCAAGGAGTAAGACGTGATCATCATCGGCAACACGTCGCTCGTGCTCGAGGAGGAGCAGGATCGAGGCGAGCGCGCCACCTACATCGTCTTCTACCGGAAGGCCGGACACAAGATGCGTGTTCACCCAGTATGGGGCGGCACAGCTGACGAGGCAATCGCCGAGTGCCGGGCTCGGTATCCACGACATGAGGTGATCAGCATCTCGCTGACGGAAGGACCGCTATGAAGTACCTGCATGATCGGCTGGTCGAGATCGACGCCGCACGCTGGCAGTGGGGGAGCGAGTTCAAGTGGGTGCCCGGAGTCGGCATAAGGGCGACACCGGCTGAGAAGGTCGAGCACCCCATGGCCGCCCAGGCACGGCAGAACCTGTTCGCCGAATTCCGCGACGGGGCGCGCGATGCCTGATCATCCCAACTGCCGATGCGTCCTGCCGAGATCGATCACCTATGCGGTGCGCCCTGTGGCAGACTTCTCGGCGGTCACCACCATGCGCCAGTGGGAGCTGCACTCGTGGGCTTTCGTGCACCATCACTCGATCGGAGAGTTCGAGGAGCGCACCGACCTGCTTTCATTCGTTGACGCCAAGGCCGCAGTGCGCGATGATGCCGGGCGTCTAGTCGCAATCATATGGAGACTGAAATGACCCTCACCGCTGACATCGCCACCGAGTTTGCCGCCGAGCGCCGTCGCCAGGTCGTTGTGAGAGGATACAGCGAGAAGCACGATGACGAGGTGAACGCCCATGGCCAACTGGCAGAAGCGGCTTCCTGCTACATCCGTGCCACCAGCGAGCGCAGCTGGAGCTCGACCTGGCCGTGGAGACGGGAGGCGTTCAAGCCGGGCGCCAACACGATCGAGGGCAAGCGTCGGGACCTCGTCAAGGCCGGCGCACTGCTGATCGCGGAGATCCAGCGCCTCGATCGTATGGCACAACAGGCCCAGCCCGTTGAGCGCCGAACATCGCGGCCCGCATCGACCGGCGCTGGCGGCGAGCTGAAGCGCCCGCGCTGCATCCACTGCGGTCAGACGGAACACGGCCACGGCAGCGCTTGGTGCGGCGTCTTCGTGCCAGCCGACCCCGCGCCTGCTGCCGCTGCGACGGGTGTCACCGGCATCGAAGGTGCGCGTAACCTCGGTGCGGCTGACCGTCAGGAGGACATGCTCGACGCCTACAGCGGTAGTGCCGGTCGACGCATCGAAGGTGACATCGTGAACGTGGAGAGCCCGACGATCACGTCTCCACCGCCCAAGGCGAGCACGACGGAGGCATACACCATGAAAACCATCGAGACCGCGTTCCGAGGCTGGATGACGATGGTGCCACAGATAAACGCTGATGCGGCCTGGGAAGAGTTCCGTTGCTCCCTGCGCGCGAGGAGGCTGGCATGAGACTATCACCTCTGCCGAAAGACTGGACATTCGCCTGCAGTGCCTGCAAGCACTTCGATCGTGAACACCCACATCTGGACGCCAGGGATCACGCCGCCTGCAGGCGATATCCTCCCACAGCCGACAGCACCGGCACTTGGTGGCCCGTAGTGGCCTCAACCAACATCTGCGGCGAGTTCAGCCGACGCAACGGAGAATGACATGAGAGCCTACCTCATTCAAGCGATGCTAGAGGGTCAGTGTGTTCCGGAAGGGGTGATCCTAGACGATCAGGCGTCACTCCACAGGATCGCGATGGCGGAACGCATCCGTGTGCCGGTGCCCCTGATCCCGACACATCGTCACTACAAGGGCGGTCTGTACAGTCTGATCGGTCACGGGATGCACACTGAGACAGAAGAAAGGCTGACGGCGTACTGGGGCACCAACGGGCTGTTCTTCCGTCCGACCGAGATGTTCCACAGCAGGGTGGAGGTTGATGCGGGTATCATGGGCATCAATGACGTGCCGCGGTTCGTGCTGCTGTGACGCCGCTGTTCTACATCTATGTAGAGCGTCTATCGACCGAGCAGGCGGTCAGTCGACTCGTGGCAGAGCGATCGCTGCGGGATTTGTTCATCGGATGTCCCGATTGGCCCATCGAGCACACGTATCTCCTGTTTGTTGACATTCTGCGTACGGCAGGGAGCGTGCCAGAGGCCGTCCAGGGCATGATCGCGCTGTACGACTCGTCAGACACCCTGCATTAAATCCTCAGGCGCAGTGGTTTTGTCCATTGCGCCTTTGGAGTGGGTGGTGTAGTGTATCTGTACTGAATGAACGGAGGTTGCCATGAACGTCATCTTGACTCACACTTTCAACATCGTCTTCCCACAGGATCGTAATGGCGACCTGATCAACATCCAGCGTCGGTTCGAGCGTCTGGAACACCCGGAAGTCCGGGGCAATAAGTTCACCCGCACCTACCGCGCGACTGCCAAGGGCAAAATCGCCGTTGATGTCGTGTGGTACGACCAGAAACTTGGGTGATGTAGTGTATCTGCATGGAGGACGACATGAACGCCGACGAATTTGCCGCTCAACTCCGCTGCAGTTACGAGACCCTTAA